GGTGGTCTGGGTCAACGAAGGTTCCCGCTGCCATGACCCATCGGCGGTTGCCCGGAAACGGCACCCAGCAGCAGACCCCGACCACTTCGTCGGCAACCGTCGCCAGCAGAAGGTGCTCGTTTTGCGCGATTGCGCCGCACGCGAGCGCCACGGTCGCTTCCTCGCGCATCTTCTGGTCGGCAGGCATGAGGTCGAAGGCGGATCGAATGAGATCCGTTACCGCCGCCACGTCTGCCAAGACTGCGGGCCGAATCTCCATTACGCTGAGTTGTAGATTGGATAGGTCGGTTGAGGCACCGCGCCACCGCCCATCATATTGCCAAACATCTGAGCGCCCATGTTTAGGCCGGCTTGCGCGAAGGGGCTCGGGCCCGGACTGGCAGGCCGATAACCACCGCTGGTAGTGCCGGTGCCCATCGTCATCAGGTACTGGAGCGGCAGCATCGCCATGTTCTGCATATTCTGTTGCCGCGCACGCTCGAGGTCGAAGTCCAAGGCAGCGAACGTCCCCATCTGATTGAGCTTCTGCTGCATATCCGCTTGCCCCATCCCGTAGATCTGCATCAGTTGGTTGGTGGCATTCTGACGACTAGCCATCTCGGCTTGAATTGCGTTTAGCTGGTTTTGCTGTCCGCCCAGGTGGTAGTTGATCAACTGATTGGCTTTGTTCGCTGTCAGGTTGCCAAAGTCGCTCAACCCCTGCGCACTTAGGTTGGCCTGGCTCAACGCACCCTGGAGCCCCTGACTAGCGGCTTGACCGAGCGCCCCCCGCGTCGCGTCGAAGCTCGCCAACTGAGCCTGTGCGTCCAAGCCCCGACCCGTGTCGGCAAACTGCTGGAGGGTGCGGTACTTGTCTCGGTTCGCTTGCCCCATGATCTCCTGAGCAAGCGAGCCTTGCAGCATCTGATTTGCGCCAGACCGTCCAAGCCCAGCCATCTCCATCTGCGCTTGAAGTTCGGGGGACTGAAGGGCGAGGGTCTTCTGCGCCTCGGCGTCGATACTGTTGAGCAGGGTCTTCTCGTAGCGGTTGTTTAGCTTGCCCATGCTTTGGACAAGACCTTCGCCTGCGCGTTCGGTGCCGGAAAGTAAGCCGTCGTTCACGTCGGTGACGTTGCCTGTCAACTCGTTTCCGACGCCGATGTACTGGTTGACGACGTTCCCGTCTGTGCCGGGGTCCAGAAAATCTCCGTAATGTGTGTTTATGGCGAGTTGGGCGTCGGCCCCAGTGAACTCGTCGAAATTGCCTTGCTCGTCCCGGGCAGCGATTTGAGCGCCCTGCCCGGTCGCCCGGTCCAGCGTGCGGTCGAGCACACCGGGTATCCCGTTGCCGTTTTCATCTGTGCCGCCAAGTCCAAGAAGTTCATGGAACTGCATCCCGACCCCACCATGTGTCGGCATACTGAGCACTCGCTGGCGAGCGATGTCCTGTAGGATTCGATGGTCGGCGGTGTACCCGGGCAGACCACCACGGTTCTGACCGTAGGGGTCCATCATGGACGCCATCATGTTCTTCATCATGCCGAAGGGGTCGTCGCCGAAGAGCCCCTCAGTAGCCCCGTAAGTACCTCGAGGATCGACCCCGAGTAACAAGCTCATAATGAGCCGCTGGTTTTGGGCGGTGATATCTTTGGGGTCGTAGAAGCTGTTGTCGCCGACCTCTCCGGTGAAACCCGGGTCGAGGTTTACGAAGCCCGGCCCCGTGGGAGTGCTGGGTGGTTGCTTTGCAGCGAGGGGGTCGTTGGGCACGCCACTTGTGCGTGGGACTTGCGCTTGAGGAGTCGCGCTGTACGGACTCATCGGTCCCATCGGCGGTCCGCCCATCGGCGGTCCGCCCATCGGTCCCATCGGGCCCATTGGAGGGCCACCCATCGGTCCCATCGGCGGTCCGCCCATCGGTCCCATCGGTCCCATCGGACCCATCGGCGGCCCACCCATCGGACCCATCGGTCCCATTGGGGGCCCTCCCATCGGTCCCATCGGCGGTCCGCCCATCGGACCCATCGGACCCATTGGGGGGCCACCCATCGGACCCATTGGTCCTGGTCCCATGGGCGGTCCCATCGGCGACGCTGCCATCGGCGGTCCCATCGGCCCCTGCGGGCTCATGGGCGGTGCAGCTTGCGGTTGGTAGGGGAAAGCCATCGAGCAATATCCTCCCTAACCCTGCGCGGACGAAACGCGCCCTTCTTGGGGCTTGATTTCTCGGGGATCGTATTCCGGATTCATGCCCATCACGTTCCTATAGGGGCTGTGGGGGCACAAACCCCTGGTACTGGTGCTTTCGAGGGTCGACATAGCGACCGTAAGGGAGTTGCGGGCTGGAGAAGCCCGGGTAGCCCATCCCGTAGCCGCCCATCCCGTAGTGGACGCTATCCGGGCCCATGCCGCGCATCCCGCCCATTCCGCGCATCCCGCCCATGCCGGGCATTCCGAAACGGTTCATGCCGTAGTTGCCGAAGCCAGCCCGCCGCGACCCGTCGAAGTAGTTGTAGCCCTGGGGCGGAGGCGGTGGCATTCCGGGGAATCGAAGCATCCGGTCGCTGACTGGTATCTGACCATTCAGAAATTCGTTCGAGGGTATGTCATAGCGCAGTGCTGCGCCGGGCGATTCGGGATAGACCGGCCCGGCTGGAGACGAAAACCTCGGGTCATTAGACGGAGTCGCGCTCGAGGAGGCAGAGACTGCCGAGTGGTCTTGAGGGACAGAAACAGCCTCTCCGGTTTCTGGATCCATGTAGAAATACGACGGGTCCGCGCTGTAAGTACTCTGGAGCGTGACCCCCGAAGGAAGGCCCTCTTCTGGGGCCAAAACCCTGCGATCTTGACTCGCAGTGGTTGTGTGAGCGACCGGCCCTACGGGCTTCAGGGCGGTGACTGCCGGGTGGTCTGTACCGACAGTAACAGTCTGTCCGGTTTCTGGATCTTCGTAGAAATAATACCCGCGACCGTCCTTACTCTGCCCCGTATGCATGAGCTCGGCCCCCGGAGGAAGGCCCTCTTCTGGGGCCAAAGCCGGAATTCCGCCAGTCATTTCTACCGGCCCGCTTTGCGGGCGCTTGAGGTCTTCACGCTCATTGCGACGGGCGTCGCGATATTCGCGCCGTGCCTGCCGCCTCAAATCCGCTTCTGCGCGGCGCTCGTCTACCGTGCGCGGCGGCGGCATCCGCTGGACCGCTTCGACCCCCGGAGCGGCCCCACCACCGGGAGTAGCCCCACCACCGAGAGTAGCCCCCCCACCGGGAGTAGCCCCCCCACCCTGAGCTTCGGGCGGCAGCGGCATCCCCGGACCTACCGGAGTAGGAGCTTCGGGCGGCAGCGGCATCCCCGGACCTACCGGAGTAGGCTTCGAGTATCGGCCAAAATAGCCACCGTAAGTGCCACCAGAGTTGTCATCCCTTGGTGGCCGCAAAGGTTGCGGCCCCTCATTCCACCGGCCCTGCCAATTGAACTTCTTATTCCCATTGTTTGCCCAACTGCCCCTAGCCTCGGCGGCAGGGGCAGCGGACGCGGCAGAAGCAGGCGCAGCAGGCGCAGCGTTAGCCTGTGGGGGAGAGAAGTTGTAGATCCCGTCGCCCGACTGCTGGCCCATGTAGTCGCCGCCTATCATCCGCTTTGCGCGTTGTTGAGATTTGGCACCGCCATATCCACCGAAATTGTTGTACGCCATTTCTCGTCGCTCCTAGTAGTATCCGTAGCCGTAACTCGGGTAGCCGTAACTCGGGTAGCCGTAGCTCGGGTAGCCGTAGCTCGGGTAGCCGTAGCTCGAATAGCCTGTCCCACCATAAGTAGCCCCATAAGTATTTGCGGGGTAGGGGGTCATCGCTGGACTTAGGGGGTCAGCGGTCCGCAACTGCGGGGGCTGCCAAGGGTCACCCCAGTTCCCTTGGTTGATGTAATAGTTCCCATATGTGTTGGGAGCGTAGTAGCCGGGATATTGCTGGGTGGGCACACCGTAACCACTTCCCCAAGGGGGCGCGTAGAGGTGGCTGTAGCCAAGGTCGGGCGTCCAGTAGTAGGGGAGGTTTGCCGGGTTAGAGAACGGGTCTTGGCCGGCATAAGGCGAGCCCGCGCCGAACGGGCCGTAGTCGGGAGCCGGTTGCTGCGGGGGGGTGAGCGGTGGCTCAGGATCAGGTCCGGGTCCAGGTCCGGGCTCGGGTCCGGGGCCAGGCCCGGGATCAGGCGGCTCGGGATCTCCGTCGCACCCTGGCGGGCGTGGGGAAATATAAGGTGGAGGGCAATTCTCAGGAGGCGGCGGGTCAGGGTCGGGCCCCGGGCCGGGGCCGGGGCCGGGATCGGGCGGCTCGTAATCTCCGTCGCACTCTGGCGGGCGTGGAGAGATCCACGGGGGCGGGCAATCCTCAGGGGGAGTGGGAGTAGGATTCGGCGGTTCGTTCGGGGCGTCGGTTAGCTGCGCGGCCATGGCTTCGCGAGCTCTTGCGACCTGGCGGGACGCTCCCTTGAGCTGCGTGGCCCTTAACTGCTCGGCCATGGCGTCGCGAGCTCCTGCCAGCTCCTTCGAGCCTGTGCCAGCGGCAGATCCCAGCTCAGGGGCTACAGGTTTGCGCCGCCGAGGCGTTCTCGAATAGGGGTCATTCATCGCCAAAACTCCGGCCTGTCGCCCTCACCCTGAGTCACCGACACGTTGATGAAGGCAATCCGAAATGGGGCTTTGGTGTGGCCTGCTGCGGTTGCTGCTGCGCTCAACGCATTGCGGAAAACGAACTTGTAGGTCATTGCGCTTTTCCGCAGTCCGTTTAGGACGAACTCGAGGATTGGCAACTGCCAGTTCTCGTCGTAAGCGTAGGCCAGCATATCGTCGCCCGTGATCGACACGTCTTGGCTGGCCTGAGCGGTGGTTGCGTCATGGTCGCAATAGATCTCGAGCGTGCCGAGGTGCAGAGTATCGCTCGAGTCGCCCCATACGTTGGTGAACTCGTCACGCCCAGACGGGTTGCTATTGAAACTGCGTAGCCCCATAACGATCCGGCGCACCATGGTGCGGCGGTTCGGTGCGCCCAACCGCATCCATGGAGTCTGGACCAGAGCGTCCACGGCGCTTGCGTTGGGGCCAGTGTCGTCTGCGTCCTTCGCCCCGTCCCGGTCGAGCTTCAACACGGTGCCGTCTTGGATCGGGAAATAGACCTCTTTCTCGGACCCGGGGATATTGCTTCCGCACCAGTTCTGCCGGTCCTCCCACCACCATGAACCTCTCTGATAGTCGTAGACAAGCGAAGTCACGTTATTGCTGTAGGTGCCCTGCTCGTCACCTGTCTCAAGACTTGCGTAGGCTGGAGTAGAGACTAGTCGATGGCGTTCGCTCGTCAGGTGCCACGCGATGCGCCCCGCTTGCTCGTCGACGATCGGCAAGATGCCCTGGTCGAAATCCTCACTCAGGAGAGTTCGCAACGAGGCCCCGATCGGGGCCGGCCCCTGCTCGGTCATTTCCATTGGGCCCTCCCTCGACCAGAAGAAGTGCCGTCCGGCGGCCTCCGCGACGCTGCCGTAGGAAACACATCCGACGTTGTTTTTGATGGACGAGAAGGAGAACGGCGCACTCGGGGACGCACTGGGCCGGCCTAGCTCGATCGACCGTTCCCGGTAAACGACCAGACTGTTTCCTAGTGAGTTGAGGCTGGTGATCTGGTTCGTGTGCCCGTCGAATGTCTGATAGTTGCCTACGGCAAATCCAGTCGACAGTCCCGAGTGCCAAAACCCAAGGTCATTCGGCCAGGAGAACCAAATGGTCTTCTCACCGTACTCGCCATTTGGGTCGCTACCTGTGATGACGACACGGTTCTTGTGGACTGTGAGCAGCTTAGGGTTGGTGATCGCGGCCCCGTCATAAGCAAGGGTATACGCCCAGTTGAAAAGCGGATCGCCGCTTCCGGAATCAAGGTCGATAGCAACCGGACTGCTCAAGAGACCGTGCGCCATGACGAGGTAGCGGTGTCCCGCTACAAGATCCGGGCTCGAGCCATGAAGAGAGCCAGCCGAATGCCCGACGAGCTGCTCGATGAGGCCGACACCGCTTGCGAGGTGACTTGTCGATTGAGTGCCCCGATTCAAATCGGCGACATACTGCACCGCGACGCCAGTTCCGCCGTTCAGCGTCGTTCGCAGCGACTCGAAGACGTCGCAGCTTTTTGCTCCATTCGCCCCCTCGTAGGGGCGCTCGAGCGTGATGGTAGTGCCCGAGACATCCGTGATGGTGTATGCTTCATCCGCGTCGGGCAGAAGGAGAACAAAGTCGCCGACCTTCACGGTCAAGAACCACGAGGAAGAAGTTGCGGTGCGCGAACCGTTCGTGAACTCGATCGTCCCTGTCCCTCGGGCGGAGTACAGCGGCACAATCTTGTCAGTTGCAGGTCGATACTGGAAGATGTGATCCGGCGAGCAAAGGATTACCGCGTTCGGGAGTGACCAATCTTGGATCGCCCACCGCCACGGCACCGATCCCCACCGCTGCCGAATGCCTGCCGTCTCGCAGGCGTATCCCGCCCGACTCCACCACTCCCCATCTACCGCTTGCACGTTGTATCCCCCGCGCTGCGGTAGAGGATTGCTCGGCTGGCCTAGAGAGTCAGCGTAACGTGTCCCGTCAAGTCCGGCGAACGGGCCGAGCGATATGATCTGCCCGTCTTGAGACTGCATTTACGTCCACCATGCGAATGGTGCGGTGCGATGGCGGGGGCCTCGCACAGTTGCAACGCCGGGCCGACCGGCTGCGGTGCTTGGCACCAGGGTGCGCTCGTTCGGCGCAAGACGCTGTCGGTCGATCTTGATCGCTCGGTCTCGCTCGTTGGCGAAACTTGAAGACCAATACCCTGCGGCCTGGAGCTCACCGTAGTGAAGGAAACCCCGCGCTGTCGCGCCGAACTCGATCAGGCGAGGGTAGTACAGGGTGAAGTCGTTTTGGTCCCCGTCTGCTGAAAGAGCCGCCGGATACTCCCAAACCGAAACGCGGAACGTGTAGGTGTTCGCGTCGGGGACGCTCCGCACCCGAAACGAATTGCCGACCCGGGCGAATACTGTCGGCTGCCCTTCTACCTGGGTTTGGAAGTTTTGGTTTAGCACGCGAACCGGAATCTCCGTCAGTTCGCGGAATTCCTCTGTAGAGGTAGTCCGAAACCGAAGGAAACGACAGTCCTTAAATAGCTCACCGCTGCCCGTGTCAGGGAAGGCGTAGTCCTCCTGCCCATCCACCGAGGTGATATCTTCCTCATGCTCCATGAACGCCCAGTTGTGCAGTTGTGCCAAGTCTTCGCGGATCAACTCGTTGATGTAATCCGTTACCCTGGCCTGCTCCGCTGCGCTGGCATCCTCCCGATCGAGGTTTGCCAGAACGCGGTCTCTCAACTGAGCGAGTGTCGCCACGATCACATAAACTGCGGCGGCTTCTTCTTCTCGCCGTTCTGGTAGACCATCGGATCGTGGCCCGTGCGCGGAGTCTTCAGGGGCTTCTTGTTATTGAGGCCCATTGTCCGAGCGCGAATTGCTGCCGCTGAGACTACCCGCTTGGGTGTCACGTCTCGCGGCATCGGGCCCTTGCCAAATTCGTCCTTCGGGTATCGCTTGCCGGCCAAACGGCCCTGCCGGGCTTTCGCTCTCATCTGAGCGAAAGTCCCGGCAGAACTCTCAGCGGATTTCCCGCCTTTCATCATCCGACCAGATTGCGGATGTTGCCTGCGCCGTTCGCGTTGGGCTTGTCCTGGTCTCCGGTGAGCCCGTTGAGCCCACCCTTGACCGGCACCGACGCGCCGACCTCAAACTGGTAGCCGTGAACGGTGAAGACGCCGGTCGAGGCGGAGCCTCCTGCCACGTCCAACTCGACCGCCAAGCTCTCGCCTGGATTGAGAACGTGATCCTCGTCCCCATCTCCGCCGAAGTAGACGCGGAACACGTCGCCCGCTGCCTGGTCGGTCGGGACGGTCATACTTGTCGACCCGGTTCCGTCTGCGGCATTGATGGTGACTGCCCGCTCGTCCGTTGCAGTTCCTGCCTTCGGACGCCGCCAGAACTTAAAGACCTGTGCAGTGCTAGAATTGAGAGCAACAGGGGTAAAAGCCACCGAATTCAAGACGACACCATTACCACCGGCGAAAATCTCAAACACATAATCGCCGCCCGAAGCGCCGGACCCCACAGCCACAGCGTCGCTGCTAGCGACGAAGTTCTGCTTTCCAAATTGCATTTCTGTTTTCTCCTTCTATCGCACAGATTAGGACGAGGTGATTCGGACGATGCGGTTGTCGGGTTCGGTGGTGGCGTTGTAGGACCACACAATGCTGAAACCACCCAGGTAGACCGCGCCGATTGCCATGTCGGTGCCGAGTTCTGCCGGCTGCTCCATGCGGACTTCTTCGCGCAGAGCGATGATCTCGATCACCGGATCCTTGCCGAAGATCATGGCTTGACCCTTAAAGCCGTTGTTGTCGCCAAGGATGTGATTGTCTTCGACCGTTCGCACGCCGTAGATGCGCCCGACCTCGCCCGCAAAGATGCGGGCCGGGTCTCCGAATCGCGCTGCTTCCTCGAACTCGGGATCGTCACGATACGCACGCGCCGCAGACACAGAACAGATCTGCTGGTAGTTCGCTCCGTCGTAGGGCGCGACAGGGGCCGAAGAGGATCCACCGTAGTTGCCCTCCTTGAGGGCATCAACGACATTCTTCAGGTCGAACAGTTCGATGTCTCGGTCTGCTGCCGTGCTTGGCGTGCCATCTGTGTCCCAAGTCGCTGCGGGGGTTCCTCCGCCGGTGGGGATGTAGCAGACATTGCTATCCTCAAACGCCCGGAAGGTCCGGTAGTTGAGGGCCTTGGCAAGGAAATCAGCCAGGGCCTCCTTGTTCTGCTGATCGAGGTCGATCTCCGAGTAGGTCGTCGCCTCCAGCGTGTACGGGATCTTAATGGCTGTCTTCTGGCAGACAACTTGCCCCTGGAGCGTCGAGTACCCAGTGCTCGGGATCGGGGCTCTCTCGGGGACGATCGCGCCGGTCGAAGGGTCGGCCTGTACGTTGAGTCGCTTGGGGAACAGGAGCGTGTCGGACTGACGCGCCGAAAAGGCGGGCTCAACCCGGGTGAACTGCCGCCACCTCATCATCGGCTGCCCCAGAGCGCGAACCTCTTTGGTCAGCTTCTGGGTAGCAAAATTGCCGATAGACGATGCGACGCTAAAAGTCTGGCCTCCGGCCATAATAGCATCCTCTGACTCCGATCGGCGTTGGAAACCCCCCGTCGGTCACGGGGAGAAAAGGAACGGCGCTAGCCGTAGATCATGCGTTTACTCTTCCACTCTTGGAGCTCGGCAATACCTTCGTCAAAGAACTGCTTCGCATCCACTTCGCGCTCTTCGGCGGGTCGCACCGGAGTGCCCCGACCGTTCGCGCTGCCGGTCATTCGCGCCTGCTGGCCCGTGCGCCGGTCTTCGTCGACTGCCGCTGCTCGCTTGGCCTCGACCAACTCTCTTACTTTGGCTGCGGCGGTGTTTGCCCGGTCGCTCGCGGTCTGCCCGGGAGTCTGGTCGAAAACGGCACGCACCATCGGCAGGAAATCGGCAAGATCCTGGTTGTGCTGGACGAAGCCGCCCCAGAACTGCTGGTAATCGTCCTGTGTGCGACGGTTCTGCTCGTACTGCAACAGGGCTTGGTCGACCAACTGCTTGCTCTGATTGCGCTGGACCTCCGACAGTTCCGCGACCCACCGTGTCGGATTCTCGAAGAACTCTCGCAGGAGCCGCTCGTCCACCTTCGACTGTTCCACAGGCGCGATCTTCGGTGTCTGGGCCGCTTGGTTCTGCTGCGCAAGGTGCTGGGCGATTGCCTGCTGGTTGCGCTGGATCTCCGCCATGGAGGCGTCCCGCGTCTGCTGGCGTCTCTCGAAATCCTCGAGATACTTCTGGAACTGGTCGTTCTGGGGCTGCTCGGATTCAGCCATACATTCTCGCCTTTCGTTTTCTGGCTAATTCGGCATTCGCTGCGCGTCCATTCTGCTCGACTGCGGTCAGGTAGCGCAGGAATTTCGTCGTCTCGAGGTAGAGCGCCAGGTTCTCCTCGACGTTCTCCTCGTCGATAATGCGTTTCAGCGTCTCGTCGGCCAAAGCGGAGAACGGCCCTGCAACGGTTTCCTGCCATCCGTCGGGGCAAAGGAGCCGAGAAAGGTGCAGTCGGTTCTCAGGCCCGCTCGAGCCCGGAGTGGGCTTGGCCCCCTTCAGCGCACGTCGCTTAGGCAACGAAATTCCGCCAGTAGAGACAAGTTTGTCCAGGCTACGGACGTGCTTGGCAATCCTCTGGGCCTCGAAGGTGCTCGCCGTGTCCCCGAGGCCAGCCAAAAGTTGCTCGCGGCGCTTCACAAAGTAGGTGAGAAACGCCTCTTGATGCGTTTTTGGGGCTTGCGCTGCCGCTCGGGTGACTTGATCGTCAACGGCTTGAAGTTCGTGCAAAGTCGCCACTTTTGAGCGCAAATAAGGGCAAATCGAGGTGCGGTCAATACTCGTAGCGCACCGTGCAATGGAACTCGGCGTTTGTAGAACACGCCTGAGAACCGTCATCGACGATTCGCACCGACAGGGTCGACGCGAAGCTCTCGCCGACGGGGTAGCTGGCGTAAGCCGTCTGAAGATCGACAGTCTGAGAGACGGTCAGGTTTGTGCTTGCGGTGCCGCCGTTCATTAAAGTTACCGTGAAATCACAGGAGCCGTCCGTTGTCTGGATGCACCAGAACTCTTTGACGGCCAGGGTCGTAGGTACGCTCCACTCTGTACTTGTGCGGGTGGCATTGCACCCAGCCTGCCCGAGGTAGACCGTTCCCGCGCCGCAATTTAAGTCGCCATCAAATGTGACCTCCGCATAGACCGTACCGCCGCCGCCGCCGCTAGCAGTCGGTGGCCCCCAGGTCTGCACCCAATCCTGAGCCGTAGAACACCCCGCGTTGGTGCAATATGTCAGAAAGCACCACTGCGCCGCATCGCCCGGATCTAGGACAACCGACGCGCTCCCCAAATTCTTCGTGTTGGCCCCGTGCGGCACGGTCAACGTATTGGCCGCATCGCGATTCAGAAGCCAGAAGCACTGCCCGGGAGAACCATCGGCAAAGGCAGTCGTGCTACTTAGTGTGGCGTCCGAGAAGGAGAACCCATCCATAGGGCGCACCGAAACGATCGTCGAGGAAATTGAGCCGGTCTGGTAGATTCCGGAGAGCGGCAGAGTATTAGCGTCGAATGCGCCATACTCCTGTGGAGTCCAGACCGTTGCGCCGCCATTAACAAAGCCGTAGTGAGGGCCAGTCCCAGTCAGGTAGGGGATCTCAACGCCGATCTTCTTGGTCACTCCCGACGTTCCGGCACCAAAGGTGGTCTCGTTTGCGATCCGGACTCCCACAAGTTCGCTTGCCGTCACAGTTCCGCCCGTTGCCGCATCAATGCGAGGCGCGTACAGGAACCCAACAAGACTCCTGTTCTCGGTGAAAGAACCCGTTGAACTCTCCCTAATTTGGGGCTGCGCGACGAAACTTACATGATCGGCTCCAGACCCTGAGACCGTATCCGAAGACGAGTGCTCGACGGTTGAGGAGTCTTCAAAGGCTCGCAAGAGAGATGGGGGCTCGGCAACGGTCGATTGCAGAAGCATTTCTGCCACCACAGCGCTTGCAACCGGAACGGTAGCCCCGCCCGAAGTCGCGTCGTCGCGCAGATGCGTTGTCCGGGCCGCAATGCCCACCGATCGGGCGAACCCTGCCGAAGCCTGCCCGACGTGGATCGTCCCACTCAAATCAAGAATGCGGCTGTCCACGGCGGCACCGGACTGGTCGAAGTCTCCACTGAAAACGAACGCCGACTGGTCCGACGCAGTAAGATCGGGGAAGTTGCTCCATAGCTCAACCTGGCTTTGTAACACAATCTGGCCGTCATTCGCCGCTGTGTTCGCGTCAAGCGTCAAGTCTTCGCTGGCAGCGGTGCCCCCGCTTGCCGTCTGCCCTCCGCTTCGACCGGCAAGCAGGAAATACTGGGTGTGGTCATCGTCCCCGAGGCCGGTTAGCTCCGACCCGTGATCGAATGGGGGAGTGGCCCCCGTGCCGTCTCCCAGCAACGTCCAGGTGTCTGCCGACGTGCAGCCGAATAGATTCTGGCCGGCGGACGCATCGGTGTCGAAGAAGCACTCGCCGACCGCGCAACTGGCCGGAGTCGCCGTGCCGGTTTTGCACGCAGTAGTAGCCGAGCACGCACTTGCGTTGAGCGTGTCGTCCGACGCGCAGCGCAACAGGGAGATGTTGCTCGCGCTCGAGTCCCAGACTCGGGCAACCCCCGCCCAGGCCGGCGGCGAAAGCAGTACGACAAGAGCAATAGCCCTAAAGAACAAAGTGGTCTCCCCAGACGATGCCGAAGACGTGCAGCACACCGGCTCCGATCGTCGCGTTGCAGCCCAGTTTAAGCACGCGATCTGCGGCCCCCGAGGGGACGCCCTCACCCAACGTCTTCGAGACATTGAAGAGCATCCCCTCGGGATCGTTCGTTTGGAATCCTGTCACCGGCGCAATTGGGTCTGAAACCGAATCGTCCCAAAAGCCGAAGACAACCGGGTCAGTCCCCGCAATGTCGGTGTCCACGATCACCGTCACGTCAAAACCTTTTAGCCGAAACCGCTGCCCTGGATTGGGCGTCCAAACACTTAACAGGCTAGTGCCAGTGATCGTCGAAACATCGTGGAAAGGCAGGTAGACATCGTTCGACCGTGCGTTCTCGATCTCGACGAGCCGCTCGAGCTTTGCGTGGATGCGCTCGAGAGCCTCATTCGTCGGTTCGACGATCACCGCTGACCCCTAGACGATCGGCACGCGACTGCGGGCCAGGTTCATTTGCTGGTCAGGGGTAGGTGCTGGACCCCCCGGCGAACCGAGAGCGGAAGGGAGCGCCGGTGGAGCCGGTAGAGACCCCCCACCACCCACCGGGGGGCCAGCTTGTTGCGGAGGCGGCTGCGCCGGTGCGCCCCCCTGTTCTTGCTGCTGTTCCTGCATCTGTTGCTGCATCTGTTGCTGCTGCTGATACTGTTGATACTGCTCCGGCGAGGCAGAGTACCCCAGCTGCTCAGGAGCGAAGCCCATCGAAGAGATGAGCGTGTAGAACGGCTTCACCTGATCGACTGGGGGCATCCCCATCTGCTGGCCCATCTGCATGACTTGCATGATGCGCTGTTGCAGCGACTCGCGGTTTGCCAACATTGATATTCCGCGCACTTGAAAGCGGAATGGAACGTCGAGCAGCTTGAACCGCTGCACCGGGTCGGTCAGTTGCCCGACTCCGCCCACCGTCTGTGCAAGCTCGTTTAGTTCGGGCGTAAGGTCAGAGCCGAACTGTAGGAGGTACTCGTAGATAAGCGTCAGCGTCGGCTCGAGGAACTCCTCCTCGAGCGAGCGGGCGACGTTGTGAATGTGCCCCGTCGACGACTGGGTCTTGCTCTGCACCTCCGTCGCCGTCGGACGCCCGCGAGAAGACGGCGACCCCGCCGCAAACTCGTTGACCATGGTGGTCTTGTCACCGATCCCCTGGAGGTGCGTGAGCAGGGGCCATGCGCCATTGGCCTGACTCGGGAACGACAGCTTTTGCAAAAATGGACCGTCGCCGGCGTAGACGCGCCCGGGCTCGATGCCGGTGATCGGTTCAGGCTCGGCGCTGCGCGACTCGTCCACCATAAACGCGCCCAAGACGGAGAACTTCACGTCGTCGACCATAAGGTCGAGAAGCGACTTCATCTCATGTTCGACAACCGCGTCAGCCTCGATCAGGCTCTCCCCCCAGGGCTCATCCTGGCGAGGTAGCGGAACCGCACAGGTGTACCGAGACTTGCCCGTCCAGAGCGGCGCGGGCCCGATGCGGGTGATCGCTCGCTGATTTACGACAGTCACCACCCAGTTACGGCAGGCTAGCTCGCCGTCCTTGTAAAGGTTGCCGGTGTACTCCTGAACGGTGTCCCGCTTGCGTTGACTTTGGCTTCGATCCCACCGTTCTGTGCGGTAGTGATCCTCGCTGTCCCGCATCCCCTCCCCGATGTCGTCGATCGAGTCGTAGACGCCTAGTCGGTGAAGTTCTTCGACTTCCTCGCGGTCGCACTCAAAACGCTCGATAACGTACCTCATCTCCGGTGCTCCGAAACGGCAAAGCGGATCGGGAAACATAGAGCGGACGTGACGCACCCGGCAGTCGATGTGGCTTGTGATCTCGGGGCGAAGCGCAACTACCTCTCGCATGGTTTGCATACCGGCCATCGCCGCAGCCATCGCCTGCTGCGGGTCGCTGTAGACCTGCACCGTTGCGATCCCAGGCTTCATCTCTTGCCGATTTAGGATGGAGGTCCGCATCCAGCCCGTACCGAACAGGAACGCCTCCTCAAGCACGTCGAGTAATGCCTGCCGGAAGTTGGCGTGCCGAAGCGTTAGGTACATCCAGGACTCGATAAACCGGATCTGCTCGTCAGGGAAAAGAGAAGATTCCTTGATGATTGCAAAGAATCTTTCTGGATCGATTAGAGCCGACTGCATCAACGAGCGCAGGGTGTGGATCTTGTGCCGCAGTTCGCCAACGACGAGATTGGCCTGCCACTGCTGCTTGTCCAGATTGACCGACCGGAGCCGGTACAGATCCTCCCACAGCCACCAGTCGTTGTCGCGAAGGTTACGCGCATTCTGTGACTCGGTCTGCGCGGTCTGGATCTGGTTGAGGATGTCCTCCTCGGTCAGGTCCATGGCTAGCTCTGGGTTGACGATGCCCACCGCTGCCGGATTGCCATCCTGAACGAGGTCCGCCCAAGACGGAACGGTTGGGTTTTGAACGGATGCAGGCTCAGGCTCGAGGCCCAGCCCCACCCCTAACCCCTCGGCCCCGGGCATCCCTGCCAGGAGGTCCGCGATACTCATTTATCTGCGAGTCCCGGGCCGATAAGAGCCCAGATAGGCTGAGACCGGCCTGCTCCGGTCGTAGATCTCGACCGGCGCAGGCGTGGCAGGACTAATTGGCGCAGACACTGTGGGTGCCTGATAAGCCCGAATCTCATTCTGCACAATATGCCTGACTTGGTCAGCCGTGAGAGCCGCCGGCGCGGGAACTTCCTGCGCGGATTCGACCGGCGGGGAGCTCAGAGCCTCGAGCGGCGGCGCAATCACCTCCTGAGCGGCGGTTAGCTGCGCGACCATGGCTTCGCGAGCTTCTGCGAGCTTGCCGGTAAACTCTGCCTCGAGCGCCTGCGCCTGCTGGGCGAGAAGCGCACGCGCCTGCTCCTCGAAGGCACGTTGCTGGTGCGCGAGGATGTGCTGCACCACCGGGTCGGACAGCACCGCACCGATCTGCTCTTCCGTCGGCCCTACAGGCGGCGTCTCCGAACCCCGTACTGCGGTCTCTGGCTCCGTCGTCCGAAAAGGATCTTTTGCGGTTCCGCTCCCTGCGTCCTGTAGCTTGCTGCGGTTCTTGGAGCCCTTTGGCCGGCCCCGTTTTTTCTTGCCAGGAGTCGCGCCGCTCGCATCCCCGGATGCCCCGCCAGGTACCGAAGACAGTCGACGAAGTCCTTGCTCGGCTGACGTTGCAACCGAGCCCGGTTCCGCACTG